AGGAGGACATAGAACATGAGTAAAGCAGCATATCACCAGAGAGGTGAAACTCTTGACTATACGAATACCGGATCCAGCGCAATCGAGGCAGGCACTATTCTGACAATCGGAAAAAGAATCGGAGTAGCATCTACCCTGATCCAGCCGAAAGCGCTGGGTGCTGTGGACGTTGTTGGTGTATTCAATATGCCGAAGACATCCACAAATGCGATCACAATGGGAACACCGGTGTATTTCGACGGAACCGGAATCACAGAGACCGCATCTACAAATGTCCTGGCGGGCTACGCAGTGGCCGACGCAGCCGCAGGCGCTAAAGAAATCCTTGTAAAGATCAACGCGTGAAGCTGATCGCGAAAGTTCCGATTCTGTATTTTGCACATCTTTACCAGATCGGAGATGAACTGCCGCTTCAGGACCAGACCATGGTTGATGCGTGGCTGGAAGCAGGAACTGCAGAGAGACTGGAAGACGGTCAGGAGCAGAAAAAACCTGCGAAGCGGCCGAAAGCCAGAATGGCAACGGCCAGACCTGGACAGATCGGGATATCTACAACCGGAAACGAGGAAGACCTCGCCGGCAGAATTCCGGATTCTCCGGAGCGCCATGCATGAGCTTTAAGGACATAATCGCAGAAGATGTGCACCGAACATTCATGAACCCGGAAGAGTTCTCTGACATTCACAACCTGAATGGAGTTAATGTCCCCGTTCAGATTGACTCAAACGAGCAGATCGAGAGGGAGAAAAGATTCAACCAGCATATGGATGGAATCTACCTCAATCAGAAGCTGATCTATGTATCAGCGGAAGATTACAGGAAAGCCCCTGGGCGGTCAGGTATGCCAAAACAGGGGACTGCACTGTCACTCGACGGAAAAATATACCGCGTAGCCGATGCAATCGACGAAGGCGGTGTGTATTCCATCACACTGGAGGCGAACAAAGCATGATCACATTTCAGGTAGACCAGGCCAGCCTGCAACATGTACAGAAAAAGCTGGGAACGATGCAGAGCAAGGCTCCGATCGTTATATCCAGAGCCCTGAACAAGACGGCGGTAAGCGCCAGGCAGAGGCTGGCAAACAGAGCCCAGCAGGCATATACAGTCAAGTCCGGAGGATTCAAAAAAGATATGCAGATCAAGAAGGCGTCGTCCGGAAACCTGGTGGCAGAGATCAGGTCTCAGGGCCGCCCTCTTAAGATCACAAAGTTTAAATATTCAGCTCCGCAGTCCGGAGCCAAGGCAGACATCACAAAGAGTGGCCTGAAAGCCCTTGTGATGGGAAACATTAAGGCATTTAAAAGAAATGGTCAGATTTTCCAGAGGCGTTCTGCTGCCAGGCTACCGATTAAGGTGCTGTCGTCCAACTCAATCCCGAAGATGATCGGAAGTGAGAAGAGGGTGTACGGTATCGTGAAGCCGAATATCGAGAGCGACCTCCGGAAATACATGGAGGCGCAGATCAAAATGCTTGTGGGGTGATTGAATGACAAGAAAAGATTTGCAGGACGCCCTGGTTAAAGAAACCAAAGAGCTCCTGAAGGACGTGTGGGCCAAGAATTCACTTGGAGAAGACGTTCAGGCTCAGGTGTTCCCACAGCGCCTGCCAGTTATGACTGAAGATGAAGACGATGAAACGAAGTTATTCCCTTACGCTATCGTTCGCCTGGGAGATGCAAAGACTGCCGGAGATGAAGATACCTGGCACGTCACAGTTGACTGGCTCCTGGGAGTGTATGACGACGAACGGAAAGGCCAGGGACATCTTCATATCCTGACGATGATTGAAAGAATCACAAACCGCTTCATTGCGGAGCCCCTGCTGGATCACAGATACAGGGCAGAACAGGACATGGAAACAGCTCTTCAGGACGAAGATACCTATCCCTTCTATTTTGGAGGGGTGGAAATAACATTTTCAATACCAAAAGTAGGAAGGAGAGACGAATACGCATGAGTGCAACAGAAAAAGCCGCCACAGCTGATGAAAAGACACCTGTGGCAGTTCAGAAGGCCCCGCCTGAGGCTGAAAATAAGGCACAGGAGCCACTTATGTACGTCGGCCCTACAATTCCTGGAATCGCCATCCAGAACACCGTATACGAGCCGGTTCCGGAGGCAGCCATGGAAGCTGCAAAAGGGCTCCCGGTTTTCCTTGATCTTTTTATTCCAATCATGAAATATCCCGATGCGGAACAGCAGATCAGGAAGGGAACCGGACGATTATACAGTGCTTTCACAAAAGCACTGACACTCAAAAATAAAGGAGGAAAAGCAGAATGATTAATCATGGAATCAAGATCAGGGAAGAAGCTACTGCCTTGACCGCACCAGTTACTGGCGATTGCTCAGTGCCGGTCGTAATCGGTACTGCACCGGTAAACATGGCAGCGAATCCAGCGGCAGCAGTGAACGTCCCGATTCTGGCAAATTCTGCAGATGAAGCAATCGAAGCACTCGGATACATTGCTGATTTTAAAAATTACAGCCTTTGCCAGATGATGTACCTTACATCTAACGTGTACCAGGTTTCCCCAGTAGTTTACATTAACGTACTGGATCCGGCAAAGCACAACAAACCACTCACTGAAACAGAAGTCCAGGTCAATGACCTTCAGGCAGTGCTTGCAGTAGAAGGCGTCATTCTCGACGGTCTCTCAGTAAAAGCAGGAGCCGGCGGCACAGCCCTGGTCAAGGGAACCGACTACGATCTGGAATTCAATGAAGACGGACACCTTGTGATCAGCCTCATTGGTACCGGCGCTGGAAAGTCAGCCACATCTCTGAAAGTATCCGGAAAGCAGCTTGACCCTTCAAAGGTCACAAAAGATGACATTATCGGAACATACAGCGCAGGAAAAGAGACAGGAATGCAGCTGATCAGACAGGTGTATCCGAAACTCAGCATCGTTCCGGGACTCCTGATCGCTCCGGGCTGGTCTCAGATTCCGGAAGTTGGCGTAGCTCTGGCAGCCAAGGCAGCAAACATCAATGGCGTGTTTAAAGCTCAGGCCCTCATGGATCTGGATACTGCAAAAGCAACCAAGTACACCGACTGCAAACAGGTGAAAGAAGATTCCGGATTCACATCTATATTTGGAGTCCCGATGTGGCCATGCGACAGGATCGGTGATCTGATCTTCGCAAAATCTGCAGTTATGGCTGCAAGGATTGCATATCAGGACGCTGAGAATGGAAATGTGCCGAGCCTTTCTCCGTCAAACAAGCTGCTCGGCGTTACCGGTCAGTGTCTGGCAGATGGCACTGAGGTCATCCTGGACCAGGATCAGGGAAACACAGTCAACTCATTCGGAGTATTGACTGCCATCAACCTGAAGGGCTGGAGAAGCTGGGGTAACTACACCGGGGCATATCCGTCCAGCGGAGATGCAAAAGACATCTGGATCGCTGTGCGTAGAATGTTCAATTGGCATGGGAACACATTCATTCAGACCTACTTTGACAAAGTAGATGATCCGATGAATACAAAGCTCATCGAGAACGTGGTCGATTCTGAGAATATCCGTACCGGAGCATACGCACCAGAATACTGGGCCGGAGCTTCTATGGAGTACAGAAAAGACGATAACCCGACAACTGATATCCTGGCAGGCAAGATGACATTCAGACAGCACATTGCGCCATACACACCGGCCCAGGAGATCAACAACGTATTGAGCTACGACACAGATATGCTGGCCGCAGCACTTGGAGGTGAATAAAAAATGGCAGCAGGACTGATTATTCCTGAACTCTTGAACCATTACAACGTGTACAACGATGCACAGAAACTGATTGGTATTTCCGGAGATGTTGAGCTTCCGGATTTTGAGGCCATCACAGAAACCATCGAAGGAGCCGGAGTGCTTGGAGAAATCGAAGCAGCGGCGACAGGACAGTTTTCTTCCATGACCGTAAAAATCCCGTTCAGCGTTCTGTATGAGGATATGTTTACAATCGTGAACTCTGCATCAGGAGTACAGCTGACTCTGAGAGGCTCCATGCAGTTCATGGATCCAACCACAGGAGTCACTGATCACTATCCGATCAAAGTAGTGATCCGCGGAAAATGCAAGAAATATTCCCTCGGCAAGATGACCAAGGGCAAAAAGATGGATCCAAGTGTAGAACTTGAGATTCTTTATATCAAGATCGATGTAAACAACAAGTCAGTGGTAGAGCTGGACAAGGCGAACTTTAAGTACGCTGTCAATGGCGTCGATCTTCTCGAAAAAATCAGAAGTCAGTGCTAAATCACAGGAGGAAAGATAATGAGCAAAGAAGAAGCAACCAAAATCGTAAACATTGACAAAGCCGGGGAAGATGCGCAGGATAACGACCTTTTAGTCAAACTTACGCGTACATACAACTTCGAGGGAACAGAAATCTCCGAGGTTGACCTTAGTGGCATGGACAACCTGACAGCAAATGACATGATCAGAGCTAACAAGGTTCTTCAGAACAGCGGAACAATCACTGCGGTTCCAGAGACAAACCTGGAATACGCCATGATCATCGCGGCAAGTGCAACTGGTACCCCGGTTGAGTTCTTCAAGGGTCTGAAACCTCGCGATGCGATCAAAATCAAGACAAAGGTCACGAATTTTTTCTTCGGAGAGGAATAGACCCCAGTGATTTGTCCGACCTCCGCAAGCTGTGCCTTGCACTGGCCTTAAATCTTAAGACAGGCCTGGATTACTTCATGGGCCTGTCAATCTTTGAGCTTATAGACCTGTGTGAGGACCTTCAGGAGGTGAGCAAACAACAGTGAGCGATTACAAGATTAATATCAAGATCGCGGGCCAGTTAGAGAAATCGTTCTCTGCGGCCATGAAAGCGGCAAAAACCGGACTGAAGGGTCTGAGCACGATCGGAAAGATCGGAGCAGCAGGGCTCGGAGCTGCCGGAGCCGCCATCGCTGCAGTAACTGCGGCAAGTGTTAAGACCGGCTCAACCTTCGAGGCGGCAATGTCGTCAACTGCTGCCACTGCAGGAGCCACAGCAGAAGAATACGACAAGTTAAAAGCAGCGGCCATGCAGATGGGCCGCGAGACATCCAAGACGGCCACAGAATCAGCTCAAGCCCTCGAATATATGAGTCTGGCTGGCTGGACAGTAGATCAGTCTATCGCAGGATTACCATCAGTCCTGAGACTTTCAGAAGCGACCGGCCTGGATCTGGCCAGGACATCAGACCTGGTTACAGATTCCATGTCTGCCTGCGGTGTCACTGTTGATGGCCTCGCAGATTACCTGAATATCTGTGCAAAGGCGAACAATAAATCTAACCAGACTGCAGAACAGCTCATGGAAGCCTACATCGGCGTAGGCGGAACCATGAAGAACCTCGGCGTGCCGATCACAGAGAGCGCAACGGCTCTTGGCGTAATGGCGAACAGAGGTATCAAAGGCAGCGAGGCCGGAAATGCCCTGAATGCGATCATGGTCAACCTGACATCCGGAGCCGGACAGGCGGGAACCATGATGGAGAAGTTGGGGCTCTCGGCATTTGACTCGGCCGGAAACTTCAAAGGCCTTAAGGGAACACTTACGGAGTTGAATACAAAGCTCTCCGGGATGACGCAGGAAGAACGAAACGCGGCTCTAGCGGCGATCGGCGGAAAACAGCACGTCGATGCTCTGAATGACCTCCTGCAAGGCCTGAACGCTACCACAGCAGACGGCGCCATCGAATGGGACGCCCTGGCTAATGAACTTCAGAATGCAGATGGTGCGCTGGAGGATATGGCCAAAACAAAACTGGATAACTTGAATGGCGACATGGCTATATTCCAGTCGGCATTAGAGGACACCGGTATCAAGATCTATGACAACCTGAATAAACCTCTCCGCGCGGCCGTACAGTACGGAACGCAAGAGATTTATAAACTGTCAGATGCGCTCGTATCCGGAGGCTTCTCTGGATTCGTTGGAGAAATAGGATCAGTTCTGGCAGATGGAATCGTTCAGATTTCAGCCTATGGTCCGAAAGTGGTCAACATGGCCACTGCATTAACAACGAGCTTTCTGACGGGAATCCGGAATAATGCCAGAGCTATTGGAGATGGAACAGCTGAGATCGGCGCCTCGTTTGTTTCCGGAATCATCCGGATTGTGCCAAGGATTCTGCAGACAGGGACGCAGCTCCTGGATGAATTCCTGAAGGGAGTAGACACCAGGCTGCCGGAGCTTATGACGTTAGCAACTAAGGTCGTTGAACAGTTCAGCAGCGGAATCACGTCTCATCTGCCAAGTATCGCAAGTTCAGCTGTAAGCATAGCGACAACGCTGGCTCAGGGTTTGGGGGATTTCGTCCCGGCGCTGATCACAGCCGGTGCAGATGCTATCGTGGCCATTGCGGACGGACTGGCAGGAGGTTCTCCGGAGCTGATCACAGCAACGGAAGAAGCTACCAGTAAAATCATGGATGCGGTTGTTCAGGCGGCTCCGAAATTACTGCAGGCAGGGCTCACGCTCGCGCAGTCGATCGGAAAAGGACTGATGGACGGAGTAAGTAACTTCTTCACAGACCTCGGAAACGGAAACGCCAGTCTTTCACAGGGCGTGGCTGCATTTGCACCACTGCTTCTGATCGGAGGCAAGATCGCGCCGGTATTCAAAAAAGCAACTGATGCGGTGAAAGCGTTCTCGCCGGCATTAAAAGGGCTCGGTTCCAAGGCGGGAACGGCCTTTCAGGTACTGGCAAACTTCCCGTCAATCGCAAAGCAGTTTGTTATTGATTCGGGAGGAATGAAGAACGCGATCGCATCGATCGCAAAAGGCGGCCTGGGTAAGATCGGCGGTATGTTTAAAGCAATCGCATCACCGGCAGGAATTGCAGTGGCAGCCATCGCGGTATTAACTGCAGCATTCCTGCATCTATGGAACACAAACGAAGGATTCCGGAGTGCAATCTCAGGAATCTGGAGCCAGATAACCAGCACGATAAGCAGCTTCGGCCAGAGCATCGTCTCATCGCTGAATGGCTTAGGTTTTAACTTTCAGAATATCACCCAAGTGCTCTCCGCAGCATGGAATGGATTCTGCAGCTTGCTGGCCCCGGTTTTTGTCGGAGCTTTCCAGCTGATCGCAGATACCATCCAGGCAGTGACCGGAGTTATATCCGGAATCATTCAGACAATCGCTTCGATCATTCGTGGAGATTGGTCAGGAGCAATGCAGGGAATTCAGACGATCACGTCGTCCGTTTGGAATTTCATTCTGAACATAATCAACACAATCGGTTCAACGATTTGTGGTGTGATCAACGCGTTCCTGAGTCTGATCGGAGTTGACTGGCAGGTATCCTGGGACAGCATTAAGAACGTAGCGAGCAACGTATGGTCGGGAATTCAGTCCGTTATTCAAGGCGGTCTGTCGATAATCCAGGGAATCATATCAGTTGTGATGGACGTGATCCATGGGAACTGGTCCGGAGCCTGGGAGACGATCAAGGGCGCAGCGTCTGCTGCTGCCGGTGCACTTCCTGGCCTGGTAAGCGGCGGATTAAACCTGATGCAGTCCGTAATCACTGGAATCGGAAGTACCCTGGGGTCCCTTCTGGATTCAGGATGGGAGCTTCTGAAATCGGCGGCTTCCGCAGCTGTAGACGCGCTGCCTGGTTTGGTATCCGGAGGACTGAGCGCTCTCGGAAGTGCGATCTCAGCAGTTGGAAGTACCCTCGGCTCTCTGCTTGATGCAGGGTGGCAGGCACTGTCCTCTGCAGCGTCCGCAGCAGTCGATGCATTGCCTGGTGCAGTGTCCGGAGGACTGAGCGCCCTTGGAAGTGCGATTACTACTGTAGGAGGAACTCTTGGAAATCTTCTGGATTCAGGATGGGAGGCATTGAAGTCGGCGGCTTCCGCTGCTGCAGATGCCATGCCTGGTCTGATTCAGGGCGGATTTAGCGCCATGACGACAGCTATCTCCGGAATCGGAGACGGTCTCGGTTCCCTGCTTGATGCAGGATGGGAGGCACTGAAGTCCGGAGCTTCAGCAGCGGCTGAGGCGGTCAAAGGCGCCTGGGAAGGCGTGAAGGATTTCTTCGGAGGAATTTGGGACGCCATTACCGGTGGAGGAAAATCTGCAGAAGTTTCAACACCGACAGTGAATACCACTGCGGCGCAGCCACAGCAGATGACCGTCCAGGTGGACACATCAGCCATTGAGGCGGCCAATACTGCAGTGCAGGCATTACAAGCAAGCATTGAGGCAGCAAAGACCTCCATGACAAGTATGGGAACCGGCTTCACTGGTTTGTCAGCAACAATCACATCACAGCTGACAAGCGTACAGTCCAGCATCACCACAAGTACAACATCATGGAGCACATCTGTACAGATGGGAATGACGCTCATGCAGACGGCCATGCAGACCGGAATCACGACAATGAGGTCAACACTTCAGACCGGATTCACAAGCATGGGAACAACGTCCATGACCTCATTCACTCTGATCACAACAGCGGTCAGAACCAGCATGACACAGTGCGGAACGATCACGACCGCGACAGTAACTACAATGACAGCAACCGTAACTGCAGGAACCACTCAGATCCAGGCAACAGTGACAGCAGGATGCACGACGGTAACCGCTACCGTTCAGTCATCAACGAGCCAGATTGTAAGTGTTGTACAGTCCGGAGCAATGATGGCAGCCGCCGCGGTACAGGCAGGAATGAGCCAGCTTGTATCTGCAGTAAGCAGTGGATGCAGTCAGGCGCTCGGAATAGCCCAGAGCACAGCAAGCGGCATCTATGGAGCATTTGCCGGAATCAGCCTTTATGGCGCCGGCGTGAATATGATGTCTGGCCTGGTAAATGGTATCAATGCTATGCGTGGAGCTGTTATGGCAGCAGCGGCAAGCGTGGCCAGCGCAGCATCCGCAGCAGTCAACAGCGCCCTGAAGATTCACTCTCCATCAAGGGTCATGGTGGAATCCGGTAAATTTACCGGCCAGGGTCTTGTAGTAGGTATGCAGGATATGCGCGGAGCCATTCAGGCAGAAGCGCAGAGATCACTGGCAGCGCCAATCCAAGACGCAGCATCGCCTGGAACTAAGAGCCTGGAGATGCCGACGTTCAACAGGAGTTCGGTGATCAGAGAAACTATTCAGAACTTTACCGGCGGCGGAAACGACAAGCCGGAGAAAGACCCGAAAGATTCAAACCCAACCTTCGTATTCAGTCCGACCTATCAGTTCAACGGAGACGCTCCGGATAAGAAAGATATCCAGGACGCGAACCGCATGAGCCAGAGAGAGTTCGAGAAGATGATGAAGGAATACCTTAGAAATAAAGGCAGGGTATCATTTGCGTAAAGGAGGATAAGCGTGGACATCTATGTAACAAGTCAGGGCGACACATGGGATTCAATCGCATACGATCTGTTCGGAAGCGAAGGATACATGGGAATCCTGATGGATGCAAACCTGGACCTCCTGGACGTTCTTGTATTTTCGGCCGGTACCGTTATTCAGGTGCCGGAGGAAATACCGGAAGCAGTAGACGAAGATATGCCGTTCTGGAGACAGGACGACGGTAACGATGAATATGAGTATGACGAAGACGACGAGGAGGAAACAGAAGACTATGAGTAATCCGAGGCAGGTTGCGGTCAGCTTATCTTTCAACGGAAAACGGGCAAAGACAAGCATGGCCAATTACATCAAGTCCCTTTCATATACGGACGTGGCATCCGGATCCAGTGATTCGCTGGACCTTACAATCCACAACGCCGATCTGAAATGGATCAGCTCCTGGTACCCGTCAAAAGGGGACAAGGTAAGTGCAAAGCTCACCTTTAAGAACTGGCTGACGGACGGACAGAACAAAGTCCTAAACTGCGGATCCTTTGTTCTCGATACAGTCAAATTCACTGGCGGACCGCTGGAAGCTACCATGCAGGGCCTGGCGATTCCGTCGAATTCATCATTCAAAGTCCGGGAGAGAACAAAAACCTGGAAAAAAGTAACTATAAAACAAATCGCAGCAGAGATCGCAAAGCGGTACAAGATCGGTCTGAGCTATGTAGCTTCAAGTATCAGAATTACATCAATCGAACAGAGCAAGAAAACAGATTCTGCATTTTTGTATGACCTCGTAAAAGATTACGGTTTATCTATGAAGGTTTTCCGGAATAAGATCATTATTTTTGATAAAGGAAGATACGAGAAGAAAGCAGCAGTAACGACCATACACCGAAACAACTTTGTTGATGACGACTGGGACTATTCAGATACGCTGGAAGGCACATACACTGGCTGCCGGATAACTTATAAGTCGGCCAGTAAAAAACAGAAGGCCCTCAGCACTTATGTGGGTCTGAAGAAAGAAAATGCCAAAGGCAGCCGTATCCTTCGTATCAATGAACAGTGTGACAGTCTTTCAGAAGCAAAGAGGAAGGGAGCCGCGCAGATCAACCTGGCAAACGAGGAAGCAACGACCCTCACAGGTACGATTTTCTACAATCCGAAGGTTGTGGCCGGCGTGACTGTTACAATCGCAGACCTCGGAAAGGCGAATGGCAAATATTACGTCGATCAGGTCAAGGTGGTTGTTTCAGACAGCAGGACCAAGCAGGAGATCACGCTGCATAAATGCAAAAAACGTATTGCAATTTAGAAGGAGGATATATGTCAGATTTAATCAGAGTCGGATGCGTATCCAAAATTAACTACGAGGAAGGCACGATCGAAGTCACCTATCCGGATCGGGACGATGCGGTAACAGATCCGTTCCCGGTGCTTTCATTTAACGATGAATATAAGATGCCGGATATTGGACAGGACGTCCTGGTACTCCATCTCTCGAACGGATCCGCACTAGGAATCGTCCTGGGACCGTACTGGAATAAGGACCATAAGCCAGCTGTGTCCGGAAAAGATGTCTATCGAAAAGAAATGGCGCAGACACCAGGTAAAGCCTATACACAGTACAAAGACGGTACCGTAGAACTGCGGGGTCCCGCCGTTCGGCTCACCTGTTCTTCAGGAGCCATCACAGTGGCGCAGCTTCTGGCAATGAAGAGCAAGGTCGATAGCCTGTAGGAGGTGACGACCTATGCCAAGCAAGACACCGAAATGGGTAGGAAAGGTCACTGCCAACAGTGGGCTGAATGTTAGAACGGGCCCGGGAACCAATTATGGAAACGTGAAGGCCTGGCCGCTTTTAGGAAAAGGAAACCTGGTTGATGTATGCGACACTGTAGGAAACTGGTACTACATCAGAATCGCCGGAAAGGTGTATGGTTACGCTTCCAAAACCTATATCACTAAGAACGGCGCGGCCAAGAAGTCCATCGGTAAATCTGCTTTAAAAAGTAAGAATACCAAGAACAATAAAAATAAAAAAGACAATAAAAAGAAATTAACGAAAGCCCAGGAGCTGGCCCTTAAGAAGAAAAAGGAAGCCGAGCAGAAAAAGCTGCAGAAGCAGAAAATCGATGCGTACAATAACAAGATCAAAAAGAAAAGTAAAATCGGGAACTTTGGCGAAACGATAGTTTTCTCTGTCAGCAGCAGTAAGATCCTGACTCCGAAGGATATGAAGAGGACTGTGAGTGCCAGATGGGAGCAGCACAAGATCCTCGGAAAAGCACCGAAGTCAGAGTTCGTTGGACAGAACGCTCCGGAAACAACAATGACCGTAGTGCTATCTGCAGAGCATGGAGTAAAGCCTCGATCTACGCTCGGAAAAATCGAGAAAGCAATTAAAGCTGGAACGGTCAACTGGCTGGTGATCGGCGGTAAATTCGTCGGAGGCCGGAAGATGTACATTGTTTCCTGTTCAGAAACCTGGGACGAGATCTGGAATAAAGGGGAGCTGGTGAAAGCAACCGTAAACCTTACCTTCGTGGAATACACATAAGGAGGTGATCGCATGGCATATGTTGGACTGGCCACGATCAAGGCCAGCGGAGACATTGACTATGAAGAACTGGAGGCATACGACGAACAACTTCAGTGTCTGATATCTACAGTGGAAGGCACACTTCCAGGAAGCAGGGGATTCGGTCTTGATCCAGACATTACGGACAAGACACCGGATGATGCCCTGAACCTGTTCGCTATGGACCTTCAGGAAAAAGTGGAGAAGTTTATTCCTGGCATTGGAATCGCAAATGTATCTGGAAAAATGAACGATTCTTCACTTGAAACACAAATCTACATAGAAAGGAGGGATACGGAGTGATCAAAGAGTTAGAAATTCTTCCTGACGTCAGTTTTATTGGAAATACGACGCTGGAGAGCATAGAAGCAGAGATGAAAAGCGACTATGAGAAAAAGTACAACGAAGTCACCGGAGAAAGCCTGGTTCTGGCCAGATCGGATCCGGCCACCCTGATTTTGTATGCATGTGCGGTACAGTTCTTTCAGGGCTTCAAGTATATCGATAAGGCCGGAAAGATGGACCTTCTGAAATACACGCAGGGGGACTACCTGGACCACGTCGCAGCTATGAAGGGAATCGCCAGAGAACCGGCCAAACCGGCCAGGGCCATGGTTCGTTTCACTCTTTCAGGAATTCGTCCGGAGACCGTAGAAATTCCACAGGGAACACAGGTCACAGACGGAGAAATCTACTTCGAAACGGAGAAATATGCGGAGATTAAAGCCGGAGAAGAAAAGGCAGATGTCGAATGCGTATGCCTGGTTTCAGGAGTTGACGGAAACGACCTGCAGCCTGGCGAGATTGATACCCTGGTAAATCCGATTCCCTATGTGTCCAGCGTGGCCAATATAGAGAAGACGGCCGGCGGGGTGGATATCGAGGACGATGACAGCATGAAGGGACGTGTCTACATAGCACCTTCTAAATACTCGGTAGCCGGTCCGGAAGATGCATACAAATACTGGGTCAAAACCTACAACGCAAGTATCTCAGACGTACTTGTTAAGAGTGACAATCCGGTGGAAGTTATCATCGAATTCATCATGGAGAACGGAGAGCTGCCGACGGAAGGTATCATCCAGGGGCTGCAGATTTATTTGTCAGATAAACAGATTCGACCGCTTACCGACAAGGTAAAGGTCAAAGTGCCAGATACAGTGGACTACAAGCTCGATGTGAAATATTACATCAATACCAGCGATCTGAAGCGTGCTGACACGATCAAAGCCAATGTGGCTGCTGCCGTAGATCAGTACGTTATCTGGCAGAGAAGCAAGATTGGCCGAGACATTAACCCTTCACAGCTCATTCAGATGATGGTGGCCGCAGGAGCTAAGAGGGTAGAAGTCAAGCTGCCAGTTTTCCAGGTTGTCGGAGCTACCAACGTGGCCAAGCTGGTGAGCCAGAATGTGGCATACGGAGGTATCGAAGATGATTAAATTCACAGAAGGCGGTCTCATCGATATCTGGCCAGAAAAGGATCCGGAAATCCAGGCTCTCAGCTATGCACTCCAGCAGCAGTTCAAAAAGCTGAAAGCCTACGCAGACAAGACTCAGTGCTACAGCGATGTGGATGACCTGGATGAAGACATCCTGGACTACTTTGCAGTTGAGATGCGAAGTATGTACTATGAGCAGAATCTGGAGATCGAGAGGAAGCGAGAAATCGTTAAGAACACTCTGAAATGGTATACCTACGCAGGCGTGCCGGCAACCGTCGCAGAGATGGTCGGGGTAGTCTTCGGATCCGGAAAAATCGTGGAGTGGTTCGACTACGATGAGCCGCCATTCACACCTGGAACCTTCGACATCATCACATCGGCGCGGCTGACTCCTGATATCATCGATCAGCTGAACGCGATGATCCAGAAGACAAAGAACGTCCGGTCACATATCCGCCGAGTAACGATCATCCGAGATGTACACTCAGCAATGCACCTGGCTGCCTTTCAGACGGCCGTACAGGAGTGTACCGTTCTGAATATCATCCGAGAGGATAAAGAGGCAGGACAGGCCACATACGCAGCCACAGCGGCAGGCACGAGAGACAGAGACAGCTTCGTACTCAACACGACATCCGGAGACGTACAGACAGCTCAGACAGGACGTCAGGGCGCCATTGGTATCGTGGATAAGGCAAGAGGTACAGAAGTCTATAACACTCTGCAGACAGATGCCGGAATCCAGGCTGGAAATCACCTGGCAGCGTTCGGATCCGTAACGGACAACCGAAGCTGCGTAACAAATGAGGCTGCAGGAAATACTGCAGCACACAGTGCAACCACCGTCGCCCAAAAGGGAGACGCCCACAATATCACATCATTTATCAAGGAGGAAAAACACTAATGTTAATGTGGAATCCCAGTAAATTAACAACCGCAGGAAAAGCCCTCCTGGCAAAAGCCCAGGCAGGACAGACAAGCATCCAGATCACCAAGGCACAGACTGGATCCGGTTCTTATTCTTCCGGAGAAAACATCGAGAGCAGAACAGCTCTGAAGACTCCGAAGCAGACCTTCCCGATTCAGAATAAGGTGATCAGCGATGCAGACAACACAGTGATCCTGAAGATTGCGATCACAAACAAGAGCGAGACAGAAACCCTGAGCACCGGGTACGATATCACTGAGTTTGGTATCTTCGCCCAGGATCCGCAGAAGGGAGAAATCCTTTATTCCATCGCTACTGCATCCACAAGCGATTATATGCCGGCATACAACGGTGTGCTTCCATCAGTGATCAACATGAGTTACTACTTGGAAGTTTCAAACGCTGAGAATGTAACGATCAACAGTGCCGGAGCTCTGGCTCTTCAGGCTGATCTGGAAGCCCTGGAAGCAAGAGTAACCACCATCGAGAAGAACAAAGTGGAACTGCTCGGAGTAAGAAGAAAAGTCAGCGCCAGCCCTTCCACCTGGGAACGTATCGGGGACGCTGTCGGCATGATCTGCAAGGCAGCAGTTGGAAACGGAACTGTTCAGAATGACATGATGAGTCACTATCCATTCAATGAAATGCGTCCATGTAACCTGGCAGAAGACAGGACTGTCAACGCATACCTGGGAGACGCAACCTTCCAGTGGGATGGCACGAACGGGGACGTTATGCTGGAAGTGCCGATGACATACACCGGCCGCTGGTTTGAAACAGACGCGGATGGCGTGAAGTGGGAATACAGAGCTGTATCTTCCGCACAGATCGGACACCTTCACCTGGATCACCTGTTTACAGATGGCGCTGATCGCAGAATTTCCGAAAAGGTATACATCCCGATCTTCCCTGGCTCCATTGAAACAGTTCAGAGATCAGTGAAGAATAGCCAGGGCACCTATGATCTTAAACAGGTAGATATCCTGAGATCCAAAGCAGGAGTTGTGCCGGCACATAACAAGACACGCGGACAGTTTAGAACCTTATGCAAGGCCAAGGGAGACAACTGGTATCTCGACGACGTATGGGCTATGCATTTCCTGGATACCTGCTTCCTGGTAATGTTTGCAAACAGCAACGCGCAGGCTGTTCTCGGATCCGGACGTACAGAGTTCCCGGAGGACGGAACAAAGGGTCTGGCTCTTCAGGAAAGAACCGGCAACTATATCACTGTTGCAAAGGACTACGGAAACCGTTTTGCAGTCGGACAGGCAATCTCTATCGGCGCCGGCTTATGGAGCCAGAGCCTGGCAGCAGACCGTCTGGTAACTAAGATCGAAGATTCCACCGAAGTAGATAACGCAGTATGCGTATATTTCGACGGCGATCCGGTAGCAATCACATCAACCAGCGTTCTGTGGTCTTCTATTCAGCCTACCGGTGCAACTATCGGAATGGCATCACCAAACGGCCGCGTAGAGGGCAAAACAAACGGAATGAGCGCGATCCGCTTCCTCTGGATCGAAGACTGGTACGGAAATATGTGGCAGTTCAGAGATGGCGATAACATTCAGAAGTATCAGCATTACTACTGCAATGACAGAAGCGCATATGCCGACAAGGTATACACTGGCTCATATTTCAAAGTCGGATATGTAGCAGGTACCGCCGAAGGCTATGTGAAAACATTCGGATACGATCCGGAATGGCCAGAAATTGAAATCTGCACAGAAAACGGAGCGTCCAGCAATACCTACTTCTGCGATTACTATTATGCCGCCGAAGGCGGAGAAGTGGTCTTCTCGGGTGGTAACGTGGCCTACGGGGCGCTCTCGGGTCCGTTCTACCGGTACTGCAACTACTCGGCTGCGGCCTCGATCTGGGACATCGGCGGTCGCCCTCAAGCTAGAAAGTAACCATTTCAAGGGGGACCGGGGGACTTTTCTCCCCCGGAGCTTCCGGCAAAGGAACCGTAACACATGCATGCCGGGAGCCCTCGCCCCTGCGAGATTATGTTCCCGATATAAATGTCGGAAACATAATAAAAAGTAACTTGTAAATATATGGGGATAAAGGAACGCGCGATCGGTGGTCATCTCGGGTGGTAACGTGAACAACGGGACGAACTCGGGTCCGTTCAACCGGAACTGCAACAACTCGGCTACGAACTCGAACTGGAACATCGGCGGTCGCCCACTTTGTTAATAATCTCATTCCGACATATTTCTCAATTTTTGGTTTTTATAAATATGTCGTTCCTTTATTCGCTGGCCATAGAGCCACCGCCATGCAGAGTCATGGTGCCGCACCGCTTGGTGAAAATGGGCCGTAAATGGCACCGGTTAGTAGCACGATTGAAAGCCGGTGAGGCTAACAAAGAGATTAAATATACCAATGATAACTGAACCAATAAAATTCACAAAGAGAATCGGTCATCTCTTCGAGAGAGTGGTAGACCTGGATAATATCAAGCTGGCGATTAGAAACGCAGCGAAGCGCAAAAGTGACCGGCCATCAGTCAGAAGGATTCTGCTGAACGTCGATAAATACGCAAAGAAGCTGCAGGAAATCCTGATCACAGAGAGCTGGGTACCCCATGCATACCACATCCGAGAGATCAACGATGGCATTAAGAAAAAGAAACGTATCATCGCAGTACCACGCTTCTTTCCGGATCAGTGCATTCATCACGCATTTGTCCTGGTATTTAAGGAAGTCGTGGAGCATGGCTCCTACGAGCATAGCTGCGGATGCGTGCCAGGGAAAGGAACCGACGGAGCCCGAAAGGTTATAAAGCGCTGGGTTGTAAACGATCCAAAAGGGACGAGTAAAGTCGCTGTCCTGGATGTGAAGCAGTGCTATCCGACGCTGCCACATGAACAGCTCCGTCTGAAGCTGGAAAAGCGTATCAAGGACCGGAAGTTCCTGCGGCTTGCCTTTAAGATTATAGCCAGCTATCAGCAGGCCATGGCAAACAAGACGCAGCTGCTGCCGGAAACTATCGCAGTCGGAATTCCCGTCGGCTTATACACGTCTCCCTGGTTTTTAAACTTTTTCTTTCAGGACCTGGACCACCTGATCGCAGAGAAGTGTGGCCTCAGTCATCTCGTAAGATACGTTGATGATATGGTCCTGTTCGATAATTCAAAGAAACGACTGCACGCAGCGATCAGAACGGTCGGAGATTATCTGCAGCATATGCAGATGAGACTGAAAAGCACCTGGCAGGTGTATCACTTACGGATTCGCCCGCTTGACTTCTTAGGGTTCAAGTTCCATGCGAACGGAAAAATAACCCTCCGGAAGTCAATCCTGTACAGGATATCCCGCAAGGCCAGGACGATAGCACGAAAGGGCTATGCTTCAGTAACCAACGCCTCCGGTATGATCAGCTACAAAGGATACATGGATCATTCAGACTCTACCGGATTCTATGAGAAGTGGGTCCAGCCGTTTATAAATTTCAAAGTATTGAAAGGAGTAGTAAGCAATGAAAACAGAAAGCAATGTAAAGCCATCTGTGCAGCTTGAAATCGAAGCCTTCCCGAAGAAGGAAGGAGCAGTCTGCACTGTAATCCTGTATGACAATGTCGCCGGTCCATTCACAAAAGACAACGGCGCCGATCAGGAAGCATCTACCTACTTCACCTATGACCGGTACGAGGTAGAGACCTACTACAGAGAAGGCCTGGAAGACAGCGTCCGGAGTTCCTTTGATGCATGGCTTCAGAAAGCCAAGGAATCTGAAGAAGCTGGTGATCCGCTTACTGAGATCGAGATTCTGCAGCAGACCGTCGAAACACTGACAGCCGCAAACAAGGAACTCAGCAGCACCGTAGATGACCTGGTCATCGCATCCCTGGGAGGTGATCTTTAATGCATAGCGCTATGTACGAGAGACTCAAGAGATTATATCTGACTGATCGCCTGACAGACGCAGCCCTTCAGACTGCAGTCAAGAGAGGATGGATCACCGATGAAGAAAAAGAAGAAATCATCGAAGAAAAGAAAAAGACTGCAGAGTAACTTCATATGCAGCCATATCGATGAAAGGAACATCTGCAGGCGCTCATATGAGCCCTGTACCGGGCTGCTGTGCCGCTTTCATGAATTCTGCGGAGAATGCCGCAGCTATCATATTCCGGCCAGCCAGGAGCCCTGCAGGAGCTGTATGAAAGGAGAAAGAGATGGTTGAAACATTGATCCTGGCAGCCGGGATTCCTTCAGCGGCCGTCGGTTTCTGCTTCTGGTTTCTGGAAAAGAAACTGGAAGCCAGGGCGGCCGCGGAGAAAGAAGAACGCCAGCGCCGGCAGAAAGCATTCGATGAGAGAGAGAAGAAACAGGAACAGCTGCAGCTCGTTGTGATCAACAGCGTGAATGCCTGTATGTCTCTTTCAGAAGCTACGGCCAGAGCAGTACAGAGAATCCCTGATGCGCACTGTAACGGGGACATGCACGCGGCCCTGGAGTATGCAACGAATGTAAAACATAAGCAGAAAGAGTTCCTGACAAAACAGGGAGTCGAACATATTATTTAAGCAAAGGAGGAAATGACATGAAAGGTATTAACTGGACAAAGAAACTGACAAGCCGGAAGTTCTGGCTGTCCATCGCGAACTTCGTGACTATGATGATCGTGGCATGCGGTGGAACAGAGAACCAGGCGTCCCAGGTAGCTGCGCTGATCATGGCCGGGGCCACAGTGATCGCATATGTGATCGGGGAAGGCCTGGCTGATGCAGCAGGAGCAGCTCCGTCCATCGATGGAACTGAGGTCCTTCCTGGCATCGGCGTAGATGACACTGAGGAATAAGAAACAGAGGGCGGCACTGCTGCCCTCTGTCAGAAAAGGAGGACCAGCATGGAAATCAAAGGAATTGATGTCTCTGCTTGGCAGGGGCAGATTGACTGGGATAAGGTAGCGAGCTATGGGATGGATTTCGTCTTTATTCGAATTACAGAAGCAGGCAACGTGATCGATAGCTGCTTCGAGAGAAACTTCTCCGGATGTAAAAAGCACAATATCCCGGTCGGAGTATATAAATACAGCTACGCCATGACGATCGCAGAGATTCAGAGCGAAGCCAGGAAGGTCGTATCCGTCCTGAATGGAAGGAAGCTGCAGTATCCGGTATGGCTTGACCTGGAATACAATAACCAGAGAAGCATCGGAGCTGAGAGTATCCACAAGATGGCTGATGCTTTCAGAGAGATCGTAGAGGCAGCAGGTTACAAGTTCGGCATCTACTGCAACGTGGACTGGTACATGAATGTGATCTGCAGTCACCTGAAGAAGTACGATTTCTGGATCGCAAGGTATCCGGCCAACGATAACGGATGGCTCCAGGAGAGACTCCGGCCAGACTTCGGCGTCGGCTGGCAGTACAGCTCCAAGGCTAAGATTCCTGGAATCAGCGGAACCGTAGACCGGAATGTATTTTACAAAGATTATTCCGAAGACAAGAAGGAGGAATCGGAAGTGGCAAAGACAAAATTACAGCAGTTCATTGAACTGGGAGATCACTACGCAAACCATGGCGGAACGAAGCCATATCTGGAGAAGCGAACAGAAGCCTACCTGGATGACTTCACAAAGAACGCCGGAAGCAATAATTATACGAAATTTGCGAGGGATGTAAACAACTGGGGACAGCCTGGATGCCAGGCACAGCCATGGTGCGCGGAGTATCAGTTCTGGAAACTGGTAAGCACTCTCGGAATCAAGAGAGCCCTGCAGATCATGGGCGGAGGCTTTTACAACTGCCAGTCCATCACGACCCACGCAAAGAACGCGGGTACCTGGCATCTGACTCCAAAGAAAGGCGCTCTTGTGATCTTCAGAAAAGGAAGTCACGTCGGTTCCGTTTCGTCCTTGGATTCACAGCGGATTTACACGAACGAAGGCAACACGTCTTCAGTAGCAGGTGTGGAAGCTAACGGAGGATCCGTCCGGAATAAATCCTATGCGATCGGAGACTCTGCGATCGATGGATATGTGTGGATTGACTGGGGAGAAGAAACAGTGAGCACCTGGAAGGCAACAGGAACCAAGGTATCTCTTGTAGATGCGCTCTATGTAAGAGAGAGCCCGAACGGATACGTCCTGGGACAGATCAACAAAGGTGACCGCGTCGAAGTTGACGGAACAACATCCGGAAAATGGACCCATGTAAAAGTCGCAGGAATCGGAATCGGATACGTCTGGACCGGTTATCTGGCAGAATCCGAACCAGAGAAATCGCAGGAGATCGCCGGAAAACAGAATAAGGACGAGCGCCTCTTTGTTGGAAAAGTAACAGTGAAGAAGACAGACGTCAGAACCTGGGCTGGCAGTGATTATCCAACTATCAAGAAATGGCCGAAGCTGGCCAAGGGAAACCTGGTAGATGTGATGAACTATACACAGAAAGACAGCTGCGGACATAACTGGTACTTCGTAAGAATTGCAGGAAAATACCTGGGATTCGTGGACGCCAGCCATATCAAGAAACAGTAAAAAGAAAGCCTGGGAGCATAGCTCCTGGGCTTTCTACTTCGTTTCTTTTTGATATCCCTGTCCGCACCGGAATCCGCAGCTCTTATTGCATCCGATACAACACTGTTTTGTACATGGTTCTATGTTCTCACCTTCCTGTATCGCATCAAGTATCAGACTTTTAGCCGTAAACATCCGCTCACACCCGGTATCGGTCATATATTCGCAAGCATAATCATTGATTTTTTTGCCTTCTGCTTCTGCAATACAGGCATCGCATCCGATTGCATCTTTTAGAGTGCAGATCATATAACCGTCTTGGAACACTTGTACATTCGCTCTGACGCAATCCTCTATAGTTTGCCCCTCATATTTAATGTAATGCTCGCATTTACGCTCCGGGTAAAGCACTCCACCCCTGCACCAGTGCGCCTGTTCTCCTGGTTTATTCCAATCACTCCACTGGGTTCGTGGTGACTGATCTGGAAACAATTTATTAAACGGTTTTACCTTTGCCCGGTGATCATCCCAGCAATGGCCATAAGGGCATCTGAATGACCACCAGTACAGGCAATCGCGGCAGTAACACTCGTTACAGAATCCGGTACGCGGATGTTCTTTATTTTTCATCCATTCAAAGATGTTTATTTGACCATTCATAATTCCCCCGCAATCTCATCAATGCAAGTATTCCATCCTTCAGCGTAACCGGCGTCAAATGTGTTTGGCGGATAATCTCCGCTGTCTTTTTCCGGCAAATCCATAAGCGGACACCAGTCTGGCTTACTTTCAATATTTTCAATCTCGTGACCGTTCAAGCAGCAACATGATGAGACATATTCTTTATTCATACCTTCGCCAACATATTCATTTCCTAAAAAATAACACCCGACGCATCTTTCAGGCGTCTCCAAAACAAATACCGATTTTCTCATAATGGTTCCCCTTTCTTTGGATAATAGTGTGTGATTCGCGATCGGTTTTCAAAGTACATGATCACCGACGCAGGCTGGCCGGTTTTATCCGCAACGCCCTGAGCGGTCAATGCCGCTTCCCGTTGGCTGCAAGTTTCCAGAAAGAAATCGCCGGGTCCCCAAACATGATAAGTAGCTACCATGAGCAACGCCTCCTTCCATTTTTTTTGTGTTTCGCTTTTTTATAATGAGGGGTGAAGGACGCAAGATAAAAAAGTGAGCATCAAAGCATAATAGAAAGGGACTCCCCGTCCCATACACATTTTTTTATAACGTCCTTCACAATAGCATTTTTCTCTGAAGCAGAGAATGAATCCATATCACCAATAAGCCTGCTGATTTCAGAGACCTTCGAGAAAGTGTCCTGCTGCTGCCTGGTTCGATTTCTTTCTGCAGTCAGCGCCAGGTTATGTTCACGCCGTAGCGCCTGGATTTCCAGGTCCAGCCGTTCCAGTTCGGCCAGGATGTACTTCTGCGCAGAAGACTCTGCGGCAAGGGAGAGCGAGGACACCAGGCGGTCAATGCGCGTCTGGCAAGTGCTGATCTTCGATGCGAGCACCTTTGGATCCGGACCGGCCAGGACCTCTGCGTTTTGTTCTGCGAACTGGTGAATGAGCGCCGGATCGCGTTCGATTGACTGCAGAAGCTCCAGGACTTTCTGATCCAACAGTTCGCATTTGATCTGGTGAGAATCACAGACTTCCTTCCCCTGCCTCATACGTTTCAGACAATAATACCAGGAGGAAACACCCTCTTTCTTTTTCTTCCTGGCCACGCACATGATAGAGCCACAGGAGCAACGGAGCACGCCCTTCAGAAGCGGGACATCGTACTTCATTGTTTTATCGAATTTATTCCTGCAGAACCTGGCCTGCACAGCTAACCATTTATCTGCCGGCATGAATGGCTCATGAGCACCCAGGCAGACGAGCCACTTCTCCGGAGGCTGCATCTGGTGCTTTTTATTTTTCTGAGTTGTCCGGCCGTAGATCATGACACCGCAGGTACCGTCCCAGGATTCACGTGGAGATTCCGGATCCATCTGGCAGCCCCTGGCCACATAATAATCATAGACCTCTGGAGTGGCCTGCACGCAGTAAGGCATGGTCAATATTTTATGCAGCTGCGCAGTTGAGAAAAAAGCGCCGCGCCGCGTCCGGATTCCCTGGTTTTTAAAAGCTGTCTCCATGCTCTGGAGTGAGTAATCGTTCTGCAGGAAGGTATCAAAAATCCAGTTTACATATTTCACGCCTTCCGGATCCGGAACAATGGAACAGTGCTTCTTTCCATTTGCCTCGATGCGCGTCCGGACATATCCCTCTGGCGGATTACCACCGGTCCAGTATCCCTTCTTTGCAAGACCGATCATGTTGTCTGCTACCCTGGCCGCAATGGTCTCGCGTTCCATCTGAGCAAAGACGACGGTAACATACATCATGGCGCGTCCGATCGGCGTGGACGTGTCAATATTTTCTTTGATAGAGATAAACTTCACCCGGTGTTCTTCCAGGATTGCGTAGATATTCGCGAAGTCCCGGACGTCCCTGGAGAGACGGTCCAGCTGGTACACGATCAGAACATCGCAGTTTCCGGCAGAGATGTCAGCCAGGAGACGCTGCAGATCAGGACGCTTTGTGTTCGCACCAGTGAAGGCTTCGTCCTGGTATTCCAGGAAGGAATCTACCTGTCCGGAGAACTTCATCTCCACATAGTCCCGGCACATCCGGAACTGGTTGTCGATAGAATCTGAGTGATCAGAATAGATCGACTTCCTACCATAGCAACAAATGTTCATAAGAACCTCCTAAAAAGGGTATAAAAATAACACCTATGCAGGTGCCATGAACTGCGCTATAATTCTCTTGTCTAGAGGGAATTGTAGCCAGCTGAACGGCTGTCTGCAAGATTTATGAGATCGTCTGGCGTTGGAAGCGCCGGGCGATTTTTTATTCAGTTTCTGTGTCAGATACAGATTTGCTTCCTATCTCGCAGGTATAGTTTGTAATGATACCTTTATTGTTTGCAGTCACTCCTGCAATAGCTCTCAATAAATATCCAACGAGTTGTTCTTCCTGAACGCGAGACTTATCTGTACATTTAATGTCAAGAGTCATCTTAATCATTGTTTTACCCTCCGTTATTCACTTTCCTCTGCGTTCAAATCTTCCACTTCTCCAGTTTCAACGTCAATCCAGTAATCACCGGTGACTTCTCCACCAAAGAGCAGCTTCGCATCGTGTTCTTCGCCATCCACATATTTGTGAACAGTTACAGAAACGTATCCGGAAATCGGCGCGTCGCTAATCTTTGTAGTTGTCTGATCAGTGAAGTTTACGACCGCATGGATCTCGTCTTTAGAGGTCACGAACTCTTTGTAATAAGCCAGGGCGAAGTCCAGGGAAGATTTGTCAGAGGCCAGGGTAGCAATGCGCCAGTTCCCGGTCACGTCGTTTCTGACTTCATTCGAGAAGTGCAGCTGGATCGCGTCCTCGTCCTTATCATCTTCGGAACACTTCAGGTCATAGGTTCCATCCTTGACCGGTTCCTTCTTTTCTTCTGCCGGAGCTTCTGTGGCGGAAGCGTTCTCGGCCATGACTGCGTAGCTCGGAGCAACTGCAAGAGTTCCGGCCAGCAGTAAAGCGGCTATTTTCTTTTTCATCATAAAGCACGCCCTCCTTTGAGTGAGATTTATATGAAACAGAGCACCAGGGAGGCGCCCGTATTTCCAGAACTTACCAGTTAAATAAACGGTGTTTTACAGTATAATAGTTTTCGTGTGCCCAGTCGCTCCGGTCCTAAAAAAGGGGGAGTTGGATATGAGCAAAAAATACGTTTTCTTCACTAAAAAATACATATACGCGATTTACTACCACGACGACGACACCATCTACATCAACTTAAATGCAAGTAAAAGCGCAAAAATTATATTAATTCGTTAAGGACACAGGAGGACTGGGTGCATTACCCAAGTCCCCCTTTTTTTTCGTCGTCTTCCAAGACCTGGAAGCTCCGCTCGAATTCCTTAGAGGTAGGAGGAACGTCCGAAAAATCTTCTTCTGATTCCTGGATAGAGGCAACAACGTCCGCCATGAACTCCAGGATCGCATTTCTAGTATCTGCTTTCAGATTCACAAATTTCTCAATCAATATCTGATCAGCAGCACTCAGTTTATATTTTTCCGCCAGGGCTTCCAACTCATTATCTGGATCAGGCACACACATATCACCGATTCCATCCCGAAGCCATTCTTCGTTTATTCCAAACTCCCTACATATTAGAGAAATCACTGGAGCTGACGGGTTTCTTCGTCCGCTTTCGTAACCGGTAATAGTATTTTGTACAGAACCAATTCTGGAAGCAAAAGCCTCCTGCGTTAAATCAAATTCTCGACGAATTTTTTTTATTCGATCTCCAATCGTCATTTTTTCTCACCTCCTATGGCCTGAATTATAAAGCATAAAAACCGCATTGTCAACAAAAAACCGCGCTGACAACAAAAAAGTATTGACAAACACGCTTACGTCAACATATAATAACGGCATAGACAACAAAAAACCAACGCACCAACGAAAGGAGGAACCAAGATGGCAGAGAGAAGATACACAACAGAACAGCTCGAAAGCGCTGAGACCATCATGAAGATGCTGGCGGCGGTGCCAAAAGAAAAACGAGCTGAAGTTGTAAAAGCCACAAACATCTTCATGGCCGGCATGGAAGCTCAGAGAGCAATCGACGAACCGGCCATGGCCTAAAACTAAATAGAGAGCTGAGGGACGCGGGACCTCATTAAAAACCCAGGTATGGTGGAGCCGACGCAGATAAATCCACTCGGCGGGGAATCCGATGCCTGCGGAGAGCCGTCGTAATAGGGGTGGAAAGCGCAGACCCTAGTAAAAAAATCCCGGCTTGGAGGCAGATGAGAACACCAGAGAGAGAACATCCGGAGCATGGACTGGTGGGTGCGACTTAACCCCGGATGGCTGACCTGAAACGATCAGCACTGCAGGCAACAGCTATACGGCTACCCCACACAAAACTCAGGGAGCATAGCGGACAGGTTCTTCAATCGCCTTGGAGAACCTGTCACAGACTACCGGACCCAGCCAAGCCTAGAGAGCATAATAAAACCCTTCCGGTAAGTCAAGTACATTCAGAAAGGATGGTAACTATGAACATAAAGATGGAGGTGCAGTACACAGATGGATATGAGAAACGATTCACAGAGTCCCTGCTCAAACAGGTATCAAAGAGGGATGGAACAGAGAGAACGGAACAGGAAACGCCGCAGAAACGCTCGGCTTAAGAGGATCCTGAAAGAAGCAGCTGTCTGCATAAGTGTAGCAGCTCTTACAGCAGGGGGGCTCCTGTACATGATCTTAAATGACCCATACGAAGCTCCGGCAGCTCCCATCGAAAGAACCTACTGGAACGGACAGCAGTACACCCAGGAGGAATACGAATCGATGATGAGCGAGAGAGAAGCGTATCTGCAGCAGGAGGACATCCAGAAATGAAGATGGCATTAACTGACGGAATGGTCCGGATCATTGAAGCCGATGCCATTCAGAAGACGATCATCAAGAGCTGGAACCAGATGCGATGGATCAGAGGACAGCAGATGTATGAAGGAATCGCCAGTGCGGAGCTTCTGAATAAACTGGCCACCCTCGTACATCTCCCTCCGTCCATCGAAGCGGAACGAATCCGCATGAATACGGTCCAGGAGGCGGTAGATCAGGAACGAACCCGGGAACATCCGGAACCCCTGTATAAATACCCAGTAACCAAGAACCTCTATGAGCACCAGGTAAGAGCAGCCAACATGGCACTCATGACCTTCGGATTCATTGAGACGCCGAAAAAGGAGGAAAGCGGAAAGTGAGAGTTCAGATAGAGATACCAAAAGAATTTGAAGAAGACTATCGAAAAGATAGATTCAGAGATTTCTTTGAAAGAGTAAGAACAGACATCGACTGTAGAGGGCTCTGTGGGAATTATGAAAAAGAAACTGCCGGAATGTTCATAGATGCATTTGAAGATTCGAGATGCGTCGATTATGAAAGAACCCACAGACGCGCAGAGCCAACGAAGGAAAGAGGGCTTAGATAGTGAAGACAACAGAGAAGCCAAGGGCAGAGCCGAAGACAGACCGGAGACTTAAGCCGGCACCCAGGGCAAAGAAGAACTGGACTCCGGAAGAGGATGCTTTTCTTCAGGACAAATGGGGAAGCCTTTCAATCCCTGCATTAGCAAAGAAGCTCGGTCGCAGCGTGGAAGCGATAAATAACCGCAGATATCGCCTGGGATGCGGAGCGCACCTGGAAAATGACTACCGGGTTTCGTTAAACCAGCTGATGAGTACCATATACGGCACAAAGAGCATGGAATCATACATAACAGGGCGCCTGATCAAAGCAGGACTGCCAGTACGCTGGCACAGAACAAATGCCTGCAGGTTTCAGGTTGTTGATCTGAAAGAGTTCTGGCAATGGGCAGAACAGAATCGAATGATCCTGGATTTTTCCAAGTTTGAGGAATTGAGCCTGGGAGCAGAACCGGAATGGGTAAAAGAGAAACGCAAGGCGGACTTTGAAAGAGGACAGCAGGTCGGGAGACATAACACCTCTTGGACAAAGTCAGAAGATGAGAAGCTGAAGCGTATGCTTTCAAAACACCAGTACGGATACAGGGAACTGGCCAGGGAGCTCCGGAAGACAGAAGGCGCGGTCAAGCGCAGAATTTGTGATCTTCAGATCAAAGAGCGCCCCGTCAAAAGCAAGACCCGTATGTGGACAGAATCCGAGGTAGAGGTTCTTTGCGATATGGTCGAAAAAGGATATTCATGGGAACAGATCGCAGAGAAACTGGACAGATCGGCACTGGCCACCAGGGGAAAGTATGAACGGCTTATGAACCCGGCATACATGAAAAGATATTACAGAGGGAATGGCACTGAATATCAAGACATCTACAGCATGAAACCTTCAGAAGTCCTGGCAAGACACAAGGCGATGCAAGGTGTGGAATTCAGTGAAGCCCCCCCCGATGACACTTATTATAACAAAGATTCAAGGAGAATTAAATGCAGAATATAAACAAAGGCTTCGGCCTGCTGTTTGAGATGGGCTGCGGAAAAACGCTGACAGCGATCGCGATCGCGGGCGCCGGCTACCAGATGGGAAAGGTCGAACGTCTTCTGATTGTGGCACCGACCTCCGTCGTGGCTGTATGGCCAAAGGAGCTGCAGGAGTACGCAAAATTCAAGTATACCTGCAAGACGCTCCTGGGAGAAAAGAAGCAGCGCATAAAGCAGATCGATGACCTTCTGAAATTTCCATTCAAGGCTCTAAAGGTCGCGGTGATCAACTACGAGTCAACCTGGCGGCCAGAGATTCTGGAAAAGCTAAAGGAATTTGATGCAGATATGGTAATTGCAGACGAAAGCCAGCGAATCAAAACATACGATGCAGCACAGAGCAAGGCCATGCATGAGCTGGGAGATCAGGCCAGATATAAACTGATCTTATCCGGAACTCCAGTCCAGACTGCAGCTATTGACATCTGGTCACAGTACCGCTTCCTGGACAAAACCGTATTCGGAGATAACTTCTTCAAGTTCCGCGGCCGGTACGCTATCATGGGCGGCTATGGAAACAAGAAGATCGTCGGATACAAGGACCTGGAAGGCCTGATCAAGAAAGAACACAGCATCGCCTTCAGAGTTACCAAAGACGAGGCTCTGGACCTTCCGGAGCAGACGTTCGAGACCAGGAAGATACAGTTTAGCCAGAAAGAAAAGAACCTGTACGAGAGAATTAAAAAGGACAGCTATGCAGAGTTGGACGGAGGCGGCCACATTACCGCAACCACAGTCCTGACAAGACTGCTCCGCCTGCAGCAGTTAGCCGGAGGGTTCCTGGTTCAGGACGACGCACAGAAACCGCAGCTGGTAAGTAGAGCCAAGCTGGATGCACTGGCCGACATTATCGAGGACTATGTGATCGGATCCGGAAAAAAACTGGTGATCTTCGCAAGGTTTATCGCAGAGGTAAAAGCGATCATGGAGCTGGCCGGGAAAGTGCTCCCGAAGGAACTGAAACAGGTGGCGATCTACGGAGACATTAAGAAGGAAGACCGAGGCGGCATCGTGAAACAGTTCCAGGAGGACCCGAACACAGTGCTTTTTATCGGACAGATTGACACTGCCGGTACAGGAATCACGTTAACAGCTGCAGATACCTGCGTCTATTACAGCAAGAACTTCAACTACGCAACGTACAGCCAGAGCCTCTCCCGTATCCACAGAATCGGCCAGAGGAACTGCTGCACATACATAGACCTAGAGATCGAGGGAACTATCGACGAGCTGATCAGCAAGGCTCTGAGCCGAAAAGAAGATATGGCCAAGACGGTCGTAGATAACTGGAGGGATTTCTTTTAATGAATAATGACAAATTACGGCAAGCAGGCGAAAAGTTCAGAGAAGCCGCAGGTCTCATGTGTGAATGGTTGTCAGATCAGTTTGAGGCGATAACCGATGTATTTAATAACATAGCAAAAGCGGGGATATCCACGAACGACGCCTTAGATGCATTACTGACCGCGCATCGGGCGGCCGGCAGGATCCGGGAAGCTCCGGAAGGGAAAAGCAATAACTGGCTTAAGATGCATGGATATCCAATGAGAAGGGAGGTCGCAGGAAGACATGGAAGAAGAAAAGAACATATCTGCAGAAACCATTCAGGAAGTTGTCCAGAAGATAATGGACTCAGTAAAAATAAATACCAAGAGCCAGGACGCACTCCTGAAATTGAATCAGAAGTACATAACTGCAAGGGGAAAGATTTACCTGCTCAAAGAGCTGGAGCTGATCGGAGCGGAAACATGCCTGAAGTTAATCGACAGCCTCAACTCGCAGTATGTAACGCTGGCCTTAGAGATCAGAACATGAGGAGGAACCAAAATGGCAGAAGGTATTCCGGCGGCTGGCCGTCGCGCAAGAGATAGAACCTACAGGAGGGAGAGAAAATGAAACTGAATGACGTATATACGAAGCCCCTGAAAGACGTCGTAGAGGAACTGAACCTCACGGACATGAAGGTTCACACAGACGACGATGGAGAAGTGAGATCCATAGAGCTGAAATATGAGCCGAACAATCGCTTCACGAAGGGAGCTCGGCCATGATATTAAAAGAAATCGGCCGCAAGATAGCTCAGGCATTCAGATCGGCAAAGGCTGCGGACGAGAAGGTGGCATCCAGCATAGCTGCGACGCTGGATGCCAAGGCGGAGCAACTAAAGGAATACGAAAAGAGCTTCGAACCAGAACATCCGGAACCGGAACCAATGCAACAGATGATTCAATCATTGGCGGCGTATGGATTGAGTACAGATGAAGCAGCATGCGCAATCGCGAAAGCCATGGCGCAGAATCCAGAACCGCTGCGACACCTAACAAACAACTGGCGCAAGATGCATGGCCTACCGATGCATCGAAAACCTGCAGCGTTCAGGAGAAGGAGGAAAACTAAATGAAAGATGAGACAGCGATAAACAGCTACGAATTAACGCTGACACCAAACTATGTATCAGATTGGAATTTTAACGATGCTCTCAGGGAGTTGATACAGAACGGCACTGATCAGGAGGTGCTGGATTCAGATAACGAATTCCAGATTGACTACAGTCCAAAGGAAAAAGTACTCCGGCTCAAGAACCGGAAGTCTGTTCTTAAAATAAATACCTTGCTTTTAGGAAGAAGCAGCAAGGCGAATAACGAGGACACGGTCGGACAGTTTGGAGAAGGGTATAAGATCGCCGCGTTGGTTCTGAATAGACTAGGGAAGACCTTCACGATTTGCAACAATGAAAAAAATGAAGTCTGGGAGTCCCGATTCAAAAATTCAGAGAAGTGGCTGGAGAAAATCCTCTGCTTTTATGTCAGCAAACGAAAAACGGATGACCACGGCTTATGCATCGAAGTAGGCAATGTCACGCAGGGAGAATTTAATGATTTATACAAGGTATGGCTCCACTTGGACGATTGTGACTACAGCAAAGCGGAAACGAAGTATGGAGAAATCATCTTGGACGAAGCATACGCCGGAGAAGTGTACGTCAACGGCTTATTCGTGGACTGTAATAGCGATCTGAAATACGGTTACAATTTTAAGCCAAAATACATACGCCTGGAGCGCGATAGAAAAACCTGCGACACATGGAATGTTGAAGACACAACATCGCTCATGATTGCAGAAGCAATGGTAAAGGGAGACATTCCGATGGAAAAAGTGCGGAGGATGGTCGAGGAAAGAGCCGACGACGTGTACCATTTCGAGTTCAACGCCTACAGCGACGACGTGAAAAAAGTTCAGGAAATGCTGATAGAATCATTCGATACACAAAACCCGCAGCCATACTCTGTGCCGGTAGATTCGCAGGAGGATATAAGAAAAGTTAAGGCATACGGAGGGAATCCAGTAGTCGTTCCAGCAGGCGTGGCGAAGCTGCTCGAGAAAGAAAAAGACAAGCGCATCAAAGCGCTTACAGAAATCCCATGCGCCAACGTTATGACTTTGAAAGATAAATTCAATCGCTGGTACGACGTATACGCGGAAGACATCCGAGACGAAGCGCGAATGGAAATAAGAAATCTCATTGATGAATTGGAGTGATCACCATGGATAAAATCGTGATCTGCAAGCAGTGCGATCGACCAGAATACTGGGGAGAGATGCGGTGGTTATCGGGAAAGTGCATCTGCAGAAATTGTTATCGAGCAAACTGGCAGGATGAGAATAAAGCACTGTATGAATGGGATGACCTGGACGGCCCGCGGCCGACAGTTGAAGAATATAACATCCAAGAAAGAGAGGACAAAGACAATGGCACTTATTGACATGGTGAATAGCTACCAGGAACTCCTGGAGAAAAAGGAATCCCTGGCAGAAGCCACAAAGGAAAACAACGAGTTGATCGAAGCGATGAAGCAGGAGATCGCGCAGCAGATGATTGATGATGATTGTCCGCGCATCGCATCCGGTGATTACATGTTCAGCCTTCAGATCAAGAACCAGTTCTCGAAGAAATCAGAGGCTGACCTGGCAGCAGGCGGATTGGACTTCTTCGAGGTCTTAAGAGAACAGGGATTCGGGGAACTGATCAAAGAGACGGTCAATCCTAGATCTCTTCAGAGCGCCATGAAAGAGCTCGTGGCAAAGGAAGGAGAACTCCCTCCGGAGCTGGCCGAAGTGATCAGTCAGTATGATCAGACAGATATCTTAAGAAGAAAGCAGACAAGCAGTGCTTTAAAGAAAGCCAAGGGAGGAAAATAAAATGGGATATGAACAGATGGAATTTGATGTAACGCTTTCCGGAGACCGGGAGCTGAAGGATAACGTAGGCATTGCCGTAGAGTTTGCCTGCCGCCAGGTAGCCGCTGAAAACCGCAAGACCGTAAAAAGTAACCATGAAGGATACGGAATCGCCGCTGAGGGCAAGGTGGCCTTGGATTCTGCAATGAAGAAAGTCAGCGATGACATGAAACTGTTCCTGCGTATCCTTCCGGCAGGAAGCGGCGAGGCGATCAGCGCGGCCAGCAGTCTGAAGAACTCAGCTATCGAGGTGGCCTTCGAGGCAGTGAAGCTGGCAGCCAATGCAGATAAGGTCATGAACGATCTGTACACTGTAGCGCAGAACGAGACAACACCGATCGAGGAATACCTGGATAAACAGGACGGAGAGTTTGAAGAAGCAGCAGAACAGGATCCGGAAGAAGTACAGGAGGAAGAGACAGATGCAGAATGACGTAAAAGTGGAAATCACATGTGCAAATGGAAGAGTGGAGGCAGTAGAAAGCCATGCGGTATACGGATGCGCCGTAACAGAAATAGAAGAAGAAAAAGGTCATGGCGTCGCCTGCAAGAGTTTCTTCACTGGTCATGTCAACCCAGTCCTCATGGGTGCCCCGATGGGAACCAGCATCGCACTTGTTACAAAGGAAATGTGTGATGGCGATCTTATACTTGAGCGAATCATTCTGGAACAGGCAATGGGAATCCTTGACGGAAGACTGAGAGAACTGAAAGGAGAAAGCAATCATGGCGGGAATTAATGTAAAGCAGCAGGTGATCCAGGAGTTCACCGACAGCTACGGAAACGAAATCCATGAGGGAGATCTTCTTCTTCTCTGCATTAAGAAGACAGAAAAAACAGAGAACATCCTCTGCGTTTTCAAGGGAACCAAAGGACAGTACCTCGTGACCAGCACTGTGGATCACAAATTCTTAAACCAGTACCGCCTGAGCTCTGTGAATGAATGCCAGGTGGTAGAAGGTATCAAATTAAAGAAAGCGGAGGATGAAGAATAATGGCAGCAGAAAAGAAAAACACAGCACTGGCAACTGTTGATACATTTCAGATCGTGACAGGCATGGAAGGCCTGGACGAAGAACTCCTGGCTGAGCTGGAAGATGAAATGGACGACCTGGACGATGTGAAAGGAATCTCTTGTAGACACATCAAGATTCCGTCCGGAGGCGGCAAAGCGTATGAGGTCGAAAGCGATGATCCGGACGATCCCGACATCGAAAAAGAGATCGAGGCAGTGATCATTTTCACGCATAGAATGAACTCTTACTGGGAGGGAGAGTTCGGAGCTACCGCGGAAGATGGTTCTCCGAACCTTCCGAAGTGCAGCAGCATGGACGGAAAGACAGGAGTCGACCTGGATACCGGTGAAGTCAAGAGTTGCGAGAACTGCCCTCTGAACCAGTACGCAGACGACGGATCCGGAAAACAATGTAAGAATATCCGCCGCCTGTACCTTCTCATTTCCGGGAAACCGGGCGTTTATCTCCTCAGCGTTCCGCCAACATCTATCAAGGATGTAAATAAGCAGCTGGCCAAGATCATGGGAATTCAGAAGATCCCGTATAGCAAGATGGTGGTTCGTCTGAAACTGGAGACTGCAGTAAACCGTGGCGGAATCAAATACAGCAAAGTGGTCATCGAAAAAGCCGGCACACTTCCAAAGGAAGCCTGGCCAACAACCTCAGCCATGAGAAAAGAACTGAAGGAAAAATACAGAGACGTAGCGATCACTTCAGACGACTACAACCAAGGAAGCAGCTCCGCGCCGGTTGATAAGGAAGGATTCATGGATGTGGATGGAGCTATCACAGAAGACGTACCTTTTAACCAGTAAACAACAGGGGGGGGCTCAGGCCCCTATCCCCCTCGATTTGTAGGAGGGCAACATGAATACGGAAATGGCGGACCTCGACAGCATAGTCGATTACAAAAGTGAATATGGCGTCATTAAGAAAGCGAAGATCACAGGTGATCAGTTGATAGGTCTCTGCCCTTTCCACGATGACAGCAACAACAGTTTCTCGGTGAATTTAAAGACTGGACAGTGGCACTGCTTCGCAGAAGACCGCGGCGGAAACTTCCTGGACTTCTATGCAGAGTTAAATGGCTGCGATACGAAGGAAGCCTACGCAAAGATCATGGAAAAGTATGGCGTCGAAACCGGAGAACAGAAGAAACTGGAAGCGCAGAAAAAAAGCTACAGCTTAACACAGTATGCCTTCGAGAAAAAGCTCCCGGAGGAATGGCTGGCCAGTGAGTGCTTCTTAAGTACCGTCAAGGATAAGCGAGCCGGCGCTTCTTACATGAAAATCCCGTATCTGGACGAGAACCGGAAAGAAGTCACCTATCGAAAGCGTTTCGCGCACAAGGACTTCCGGTGGAAATACGGTTCTTCCGGAAAGATCGGACTGTATGGAGAATGGAGACTGCCGGAGATCCGCAGCGTAGGCTATGCGGCCATGGTGGAAGGAGAATCCGACTCACAGTCAATGTGGTACATGGGTATCAGCTGCCTGGGCGTTCCAGGGGCGTCCATGTTCAAGCCGCACCAGGCAGCCATGCTGCAGGACTTAAAGATTTACCTGCACGTTGAACCGGATCAGGGCGGTGAGACGTTCCTCCGGAAAATGCTGGCAGGATTAAGAGAGGGCGGATTTATCGGAGAAGTATATCGCTTTTCCTGCAGCAGGATCCAGGGATGTAAAGACCCGTCAGACGTTTATGTCAAATTCGGAAAAGAGGAAGCGCAGAAGAAGATTCTGCAGCTGATCAAAAATGCAGAGAAGATAGACCTGGATGCTCCGGAAGAAATCCCGGAAGCTATACAGGGAGCCCCGGTGAATTTAAGACAGCCAGAGAGCTGGATATATTCAGACAAAGGGATCAGTCACATCGATGAGAAGCAATACACTCCAAAGATGGTCTGCAGGACTCCGATCATATTAACGCAGCGTCTCCGGAGTATTGAGTCCGGAGAGGAAAAGATAGAGATCGCCTTCAAGAGAGATGGGTCCTGGCACAGGGCTATCTTCCCTCGATCAACAATATTCACAGCGAGAGGTATCACCGTCCTGGCTGATCTTGGATGCACCGTCACATCGGAAAATGCAAAGCAGGTCGTCCGGTTCCTGGCGGCTCTGGAAGCGGAGAACATCGATATCATTCAGAAAGCGGATGCGACGTCAACATTCGGATGGCAACCAGGAAAACGGTTCATTCCAGGAAGGGAACAGGGAATCGTGCTGGACATTGATCCAAGCCAGAAGGGAACAGCCATGGCCTATTGCCAGGTCGGAGAGATGGAAAAGTGGGTGGAAACCATGAAACCCCACCGGGACAGGGACAAGTTCAGATTCATCCTGGCGGCCAGCTTCGCAGCTCCGCTTCTGCGGATCCTGAAGCAGAGAATATTCTTCGTATACAACTGGGGAGGCTCCAAAGGTGGAAAGACTGCAGCGCTTAAAGCAGCACTGTCGGCCTGGGGCGATCCGGAACGATTGATGGTCAATTTCAATGCAACACAGGTCGGCCTGGAACGTACCGCCAGCTTCTTCTGTGATCTTCCGCTGGGAATCGATGAGAGGCAGCTGGCTGGAAAGAATCAGGAAGGCCTGGAGAAGACCATCTACATGATCGCATCCGGTACCGGAAAGATAAGAGGAAGCAAGGGTGGCGGCCTTCAGACTACGCACCAGTGGCGAACAGTAGCCCTGGCTACAGGAGAAGAACCACTATCGACAGAAACCTCGCAAACCGGCGTCAGCACTCGTGTTCTGGAAATCTACGGCGGACCATTCAATGATGAGAAGGCGGCCAGCAAGATGCATCAGGACGCAGGAACAAACTGCGGATGGGCTGGCCCGGAGTTCATCGATCATGTGATCAGCGTCTCAGAGCGGTCCATCTGCGAGAAATATGAAGAGATGGTGAAATTCGTCTCCGGAATCGCGAACGGGAAATCCGGAAGTCATGTGGCAGGAGTCAGCGCCGTAGCCCTAGCCGATGCCATGATCGATACCTGGTTTTTTGCACAGCCAGTGGAAAACAATGTGGGTAACTCTTCCGGAAATGATATGAATGTGGATAACTTGAAAATCCTGGATTCCTCATGGGAACGAGCAAAGAAAATGGCAGCATCTATACTTCAGGAGCAGATGAACGCAGACGTCGGAGATGTCAATGAGAATGCAGTCCAGTTTGTTGTGGACTGGGTTCTGCAGAACCGGCTCTACTTCGGAGAGAAAGCCATCGGCACCTGCCTGGGTACCTTTTCAGAATCCGGAAACACCGCATACATATTCCCCTCGGCGTTAAACCAGGCACTCACAAAGGCCGGGTACAGCGCCAGGAAGACTCTGAAATACATGGCTGACAATGGCCTGATTACATCGCAGGAACGCTCTGATCACAAAGGAAAAACCTACCAGGTAGTGAAACGATTTGACAACCGTCTCTGTAAATTCGTGGAGTTCTTTGTCGGAAAACTTTCTGAAAAAGAGGAAGCGATAGACATCGATGACGATGAGGAAGAAACAAAGCCACCGAAGCCAGCAGAGAAAAAACATCAGTACAAACAGGAAAGTCTGACAGATAAAGACGGGTTTATACCAGTCGATGAAGGCTACGAACTTCCATTCAATTAACTCCGAAATGTTACTCCTTTTTAAAAGGAGTAACATTGGAGTAACAAAAGGAGTAACAAAAAAAGCCAGTATTTATGCGGCTTTAGAGGGTATGTTACTCCTGTTACTCCTAAAATAGAGATATATAGTGTTTTTATGGAAATTTGTACCCTGTGTACCCAAAAACGGTACAAATGGTACAAATTTTAAAAAATTTCATTGTGTATTAAAAAAAAGGAGTAACAGGAGTAACAATGCCCGGAACCCTAGTAAAATCAAGGGTTTTCGTGTTACTCCTTTTTAAAATCAAAAGGAGTAACAAAAATGAAATGTACATGGCAAGAATTCACCGAAAAGCTCCGAATATACCGTAAAAACAGGGAAAACGTGCCCTTGCAGGAGCTGAAAACAAAATATGCAAAGGGATACAACAAACTCGTTTCAGATTTGTACCAGATGGCCGCGGAAGTTTTAAGAGATGTGATCTGTTCCGGAATGTACACAATGACCTGCGATACTGCAGAAAGAAAAGAACTGGCAGACCGGATAAACCAGATCATTGATTTAGAAAAAGAAGCCGGAATAGGCAAGGAACTCCGGCAGGCCATGTTTAAGGAATACGATCCGGAGAAGTTTCTGGACATTGCAGTCGAGAAGCTGCACACGCCGGCATGGTACCAGGCATACGCTCCATACTGGGTGTCGAAATGTAAAACGGGATCGGACGGACGGATCCGGTGCGATCTGCTTCCGGAATTTTGCTGGGACGAAAGCTGTCAGGTATGGATAAGGGAAGACAACGGCACATGGGAATTTACATCCATGCTGCCACCAACAATGGAAATGGTTAGAAAAGAACAGGAGGATATGAAATGCCACAGGACATAATTACACTCGTAATCTTAGCCGTAACCGTAGTTATGATTGTATCACTGATCACTGACTGCGTGAAAGACGGACACAGAACAGAAGAAAGAATTCTGATCAGAAAAGAATCCATGCTGAGAAGAAAGATTGAAGCTAAGGAAAAGAAGAGAGCTGAAAAGTTACCACTTCAGAATGAAGCAGGCCAGGAGGAAAGTGCCGATGATAACAAAGAGAGCCATTGAAATCGCCAGAGACATACATAACGACGAAACCGAAGTGGAGGATAAACTGACAGCGATCCAGGACATCGTGGAACTGGACAAGGTGCCGAAAAGCGTCAGAAAAGAAGACCTGGTGGAAATGCTCCGCTGGTTGATCGAAGAATATATCTAAGGAGGATAAGACCATGACAGATAGAGAAAGATTTGAGAAATTGATGCAGACCATATCAGATCGGCCAGGATTTGACCGGTTAATGAATTACATCCGGAAGAGCGACTTCTATACAGCCCCGGCGAGTACCAGATTCCACCTGTCCTGCGAAGGTGGGCTCTTGCAACATAGTCTGAACGTATATGATGCGCTGACCGGAAGACTTGAGAAACAGCAGGACGGAGAATATCACTACATGGTAGCAGGAAAGAGCGTCGCCTCCTTCAGCCAGGGAACCCTGGTCGTGACAGCCCTGCTCCATGACATATGCAAGACCGGATTCTATACAGTCGAATACCGGAACAAAAAGGTGTACAGCGAGAAAGGTTCCAAGAGAGATGCCGGCGGCCGGTTCGACTGGCAGACGGTACCGGCATACGCAGTCGATGATAAGAATCCATATGGACACGGAGAAAAGTCCGTCATGATGGTTGAAGAATTTGTGAAGCTCTCCATGGAAGAGCGCTATGCGATCCGCTGGCATATGGGAATGGGAGACTGCAGCTACAATCAGATTCAGGCATTCAATGCCAGCTGCGAACTCTACCCTCTGGTTCTTCTTCTTCATAACGCGGACCAGGAAGCGAGTCACTTCATGGAGGATCCGGATGGAATAAAACAGATATTTAAGGAAGCAGCGGAGCCGGCAGCAGCTCCGGCCAGCCAGGACGTATTCATGGAATGCTGAGGTGATGCCCATGAACACCGAAAAAGACGATCAGGAACAGATTGAATTTCTGAATGAATGGAAGCAAAAGCAGGAGGATAAGAAACATGCTAGAGAGATACGAGCCAAACTTCGACGAGAGCTCATTTATAAAATCTTTCATGGAGGTAAGAGGCCTCCGGACTAAAAAAGAGGCACTGGCCATTTTAAGAAAAGAAATCAAAAAGGAACCGTACTATCAGGATAAGATCAAAATAGCCCTGAAGACAAAATATCCAAAATCCTACATAGCAAAGATCAGTCAGAGCATGTACAGCCAAGCTGGAATCCCGGATATCATGATGATTTATTGCGGTCACTATTTCGGATTTGAGGTAAAACGTCCGGTGGTTGGCGTACCATCAAAGCTGCAGGAGGAAACGATCCGGAAGATCACTGCTGCCGGCGGTACCGCGCTCTTTGTACGCTGGCCGGAGGAAGCCATCCAGGCAGTGGAAGGATATGCAGAAGAGAATCTGAGAAACGCCGGCGCTCAGATCGTGGCCGGGATCGGCGATGTGATCAGAGGCTCAGCAGAAACCCTGATGGGAAACCAGGTAAGCTATTCAAGAAGGAGATAATGCCATGCTAAGTGAATTCGAAACAAAGCAGATTGGCGACTGGCTGAGTGACATCGAAAACGTCAAAAGTCTTTCTTCAGAAGATCAGATAGAACTTGCGAAAGCGAATAAAGAAATTCAGGACGCGCAAATTCAGGTGGAGAAGGCTAGCCAAACAATAAAGAACATCGTAATGGGCGCGATGACGAAACAGCGGAAAACCACATTCCTTTTTAAGTTATAGGAGGGCAGGATATGAACAGAAACAGAAAAGGCGTCATGCCTGAGATTACCAGAGCAATGTACAAAGATATCAAGAAATACGACCGTCAGCAGTTTACAGGATCCTGCACTGATCTGTACGGTTATGGATTCGAGGACGGAAAAGCAGCTGTCCCTGGCGTGGATATCAAGGAAGTGTATACTGCTTTAGATCAGGTAAAAGGAATCGGGCCGAAGGTGATGGAGAGAATCCACGCCGCGCTGGATCCGCTCTTTCAGGAGGAAAAGAAATGAAGGCACTCACTGTAAAAGAATTGAAAGAAATGGCTGGCCAGCCAGTATGGTGTCCGGAAGAAGATGCATACGGAATCGTAATGTGCGATAAGCATGGAAAATGGGCCGGAATCCCGTTTCTGCATGGAGTGTGGCAGCAGGATGAAGTAGGTGTCGAATTCAATCACAATATTATTGGGCGAAAACTGAAATGTTACAGAATTGAAGACAAGAAAGAAGTCCCGATGGAGCTGGTACCGAAAATCGACGACTACGGGAACGGGAAAATGGTGTGTCCGAGCTGCGGAGAAGCGGCGGTGTTTAATCCGTTTAGATCACCGGCAGAAACGTACCCGTACTGCCCCTGGTGTGGACAGAAATTGAAGGGAGAGACAGAATGAAGGCACTCATAATCGCACTGATGAAATTCCTGGTCGTTTGTTGGATATGGCAGCGCCTGGAAATAAAGTTTTATGAATCCATCCAAGTGCGAGAAGTCGATAACTATATCGCATTTATCCTTTTTTATTATATTTTGAAGGGAGAGCAGGGATGAGCAAGAAATACACAGAAATTCACGTCCTGAAAGATCGGCTGAGAGAAGCCGGAATTCCATATGAAGTCCAGAAAGCAAATGATGGATGGCAGGTCGGAATCCCACATTTGTATCCGGAAGAAAGCCGGATCAGCGTGATTGAACACTTTGCAAGCTACGGATCCGCGTTTGATCTTTTGGAAATTCAGTTTCCGGACGGGGAGATCCGGGGATTTTTGAAAGCAGAAACAGCTTTTACACTTATTCAGAGAATCAGGGAGAAAGAGCATGAAAAGAAAGAAACCGAAGACGGAAAATAAGAAATTATTTCTTCCGCCACTGAGCCAGACCGCGCAGATGAGGAACTTTCTTCTTCAGATGCCGGTACCGGCACTTTTGTCAAGTCTGGAAACTATGGTGAGTATCCTGACAGAAAAAGGCATTGAAATAAAGGACTGGGAAGACAAGGACAGATACCTGGTGCAATTTAGACAGCTGGGAGGAAAGTGCTACTTCTTCGCACAGCGGAAAGAGAGGTAAGACCCATGGACAGGGACGAAAAAGAAGATAGAGAAATATTGAAGTTCGTTCTGGAACAGATCTATCGGGCGAAGCGCCGCAAAGGCCAGCTGGACCGGAGGCTTGAGAATTTAAAGCAGGACATGCGATCCGCTCCAGGAGCACAGGGACGCGGCCGCAGGACAACCGGAGACCATGGAGACGGAACTGCGAACCTGGTAATGAAGCAGTCCGGCATCGAAGAAAGAATCGAGAAGCAGAAATACAATGTCAGCCTCTCGATCGAAAAGACCATGGACTTATTAGAACTGCTGCCGGAGACGTCCCTGGAACGAGAGATCATGGAACGCAGGCATCTGGACATGGAAGACTGGAAAGACATAGCGGATGGCATCTACATGAGCCGGAGCCAGTGCAATAAGCGTTACAATGCAGCGCTTAACTATCTCCTGCAGCAGGATGGAGTCCTGGATATCGTAGATGAGAACAGGGCAGTTTACCAGAAACATCTGGCTCAGAAAATGGCCAGGAAAAAATTCTGGAAAAAGTGACACCCGGGGGTATAACCCGGAAAATATTTTCAGGAATTTTTTCAGGAAAATAAAAGCTCGGTGCATCCGGGCTTTTATTCCGGAGTGAAGCAGGCAGGGCAGTAGGCAGTGACAGGGCAGCAGCTCAAGACCGTAGCTGCAGCACAGCACCAGCGGAACGCCATGCAGGGAACACAGTAGGCCATGGGTCAGAGCCAGGCGTACAAAAGAAGACACCCCGGTAGACGGGGCCAGATATCCGCCCAGGAATATACAGGGCTTACCTTCAGATGGATAGCCGCAGCCAGGGCAGAGGGAGAAGACAGCAGGGGCCAGGCAGCAGGGAACAAGGCCAGTCAGGACAGGCCAGGCCACACAGCAGCCAGGGCAAGGACAGACAGCACAGGCACAGTGAGGCAGGGCAGGCCATGGGCAGAGCACAGGGACAGGAGGACAGCATGGAGACACAGCAGGTCAGGCACACACACCACGCACAGCAGACAGAGCCACACGGCACGCAGGGCAAGCGAGGCAGCAGAGGGACGAGGCAGGCCAGGGGCCAGGCAGCATGGAGCGCAGGTGCAGAGGACCACCCTCTTAAACATGAGACACACTGAGACATCCAACTGTGCTATAGTGGTAGCGTGGCAAGAGAGTGAGAGAGGACGAGCAAGGCAGGGCAGCACCCCGGCCCACCAGCTCGTAGAGAGAGACAGTCGAGAGGCTGTCTCTTTTGTTTTGCCTTCAGACGCCTACGCGAGCAGGCCACCCGGCCAGCGCGGCGCGACTTAGGTACTACCCAGGCCCCCTACGGCCCGCGGCGCGGGGAAGG